AGCGTTGCCCTGGAGTAGCGTCCTTCACACCACTAACACCAGATGCCTTAGCGAGACTTGGATACTTCTCCACAAGCAGCTCCCCGTACTCTTTTGGAGTCATGGGGCGAGTGCCTTTGTAGAGAATATCTCCGCTGTCGTCTTTAACAACGATAGAACCATCTTCGTCTAAATCGCATGACTCTTCTACCTCTCTTTTAATCCATCGGATGGCGTCCTGGTTGAACATCCCAGAGATTTCAGACATAACTTTATCGGTTACGGCCAAACTCTTATTCACCCGAGATAGGGCATCTAACTGCTCTTTAAGAGTCTGCCTTTCGGTCTCTACCTCATTTCGATACTTATCAAACTTACGCTGGAAGAGCTCTTCAAGCTTCTGAGGGTCTTTCTCTGCCGCCTCGCGCTCCTTCTCCTCAAGCTTTTGGCGAAGAGAGCGATATTCCTCGGGGTCAATGTCCTTATATACGGAGACAACCCGATTGTACTCCTTCTCCTTTGAAGCCAGGAGGCCCTGAAGCCGCTGGATCTTCTCTTGCATCTTCTGAGAGTCGTCCGAGGCAGGAGCTTGGTCTGAGGGCTGTGTTGAGTTGTTATTCTCTTCGCTCATTTTACGTTCCGTAGTTTGTTTTTAATTATCTCTATCTGTTCTTCGGTAAGATTGAAGAAATAGCGGCCATACATTTCGTTTTCTATGGCTTTTTTTGCTTCTTTTTTACCAGTGAAAGATATGACTCCAGTTGTGGTTGTCTCAGTTGAACCAAATGAGACTTTCATGGCATTAAACATAGCGCCACTAAAAGTAAGGTCAACGTAGTTAGTTTGAAGCCCCTTATTTTCTCTTCGCTTAGCCCACTTTTTACTATATTTGTTATTAGCAAAAGGTTGCCCATCTCCATTAAGACCGCTTTGCGTTCTTGTTTTAATACGTTCATTTTCAAGTTTTAAGGCATCTTGAAACACTGGCGTCATATTCTGAATGCGTTGTTTTACCGCCCTTTCAATCGCCTGAAGGTTCTCAACCTTTATGGTCATAAGAACTACGCCCCCTTTGCCACTGGTATAAGCACATGACGGCATCCATACCCTCCGCAATAGAGGTTAGCTGGAATCCCCTGCCCGTTATCCCAAGTATACACTACTTCAATAGGGAACACTTTGTTTACCCTGTCGGCGCAGAATGGGCGGTTTCGGGCGTCTCGAGGGCCAGCGTACAGAACAAAGGGACGCCCCTGGTTCATGGCAATCATGCGACTATAAGAGGCAGTAGCGGTCTTTAAATCTGTGTCCAACGCTTTGAATATTCGAGTAGCCGGGACGTCGGCCAGCTCAAAGTCCGAAATGCGCTCTCCAGTAATCACCGAGTCGGCAAGCCCTTGGCGCACTTCGTTCGCATAAGCTCTCGCCATAATTGTGACGTTCTGCTCCCGAGAGTTAACAAAAACCCCGAAGTTAGGAACCCTTCGGTCGGCCATGTCCTCGTCGTCATTGGCCACGCTGTACCACTGCTCCATCAAGCTGTACTGAAGGTCAAAGATGTCCTCAAGGCTTTGGATATGCTCCATGACATCCTCCGTCAAGACCAGGGACTCTAGGCCCCCGAGGAGCCTTATGACCCTGGATTGTCTTATCGAGCGGTCGGAGGGGAGGGAGGAGAGCTCCTCAAGAATCTTCCTCTGCATGAGAAGGCGGAGGGTACTGACAAACCCTTCAACCTCTCGGTCTATGCGACGGTTCCCCCTCTGAACCAGCAGGAGAAGCTCTTCTAACTCATCTTCCGTCACTGTCTCTTACCCTTGGCTCTGGGAGCGGTACGTTTACTTCCTGCCCCGGAGTTCCCTGAGCCGTAAGCCCACGAGGAAGCGCCGTCTGGTTGAAGGATGGGATAGGGGCAATCTCATCGATGTCCTGGACAATCTGAGAGAGCTCATCTTCCGTATAACCCATGGTTGCAGCAACCTTCTTAAGGTGCGCCTTACGCCATGAGTCTACGTTACGGATCTCGTCACGATAGGCAAGGAAGAGCTGAATCTGCTGATTGACGTCGTCGGCAGTAATGTCCCTCGACAGCGTTATACGGCCTTGAAAGTCCGAGAGGCCCTTGAAGCGAGCGTAATGCTTAAGCGCTTCGTTCAGAGCGCCTTCAAGCTCTCCTACCGCATGGATGAGAAGAGCAATGAGCTCCGTGCTCATCTCTCTGAGTGTAGCGGCACCCGGAGCCTCATTCGAAGTCGAGGAGACCCCTCGAGTGCGATTGAACGCAACTCTGTAGAGCTGGTCGACAGAGGTGTTGATGGCATTCAATAGTGCTTCAGTCGATGCTGGCTCGATGACATACGGCTTGGCCTCTTGAGGCAGTACAGAGACCGCATACTCAGAGATGCTTATCAGATGCTTGTCCTGAAGGTCGCCAGAAACGAAGACTCTCTGGAACGCTTGAGTGTTGAGCTGATTGTAGTAAGCCGACATGAGATTGTAGATGACGAGCTGAAGCTCAGAAACATCCTTAACCCATGAGACATTGTTCAGTGTGATGGCCACGGGGATCTCGGTGAAGCCTTCTAAGGGGATATCGATGGAAACAGGCTCCCACTCTTCGGTCTCTTCGTTCTCACGGTATATGGACACAAACACGCCACCGTCTTTTCTCTCAAGGATTTTGCAGTACTCAACCTCTTCGGGCTCTTCCATGAAGGACGAGCGTGGCGCTATGACTTCGTACTCATAACGGATGCCGTTATACTTCTTGTCATCGCCAATCTCCCAGTCCTTGAGCTCTAGGGGGTCGATCATTTCCATGTAAGGCCTGAATCCGCTCAGTGCCTCTTCCACTCTCGACCGGGCCGTATTCTCCGGGGCGTCCACGAGAATGGCTGCCTTTCCGTCACGAAAGAACGAAACGGCAATATCGTTCATGAGGAAGTTCTGAAGGCTTGTGCCTTTCCCATCGATGTTGTGGACATCCTGCCCCAACATCGAGGCCGTTTCCTCATCAAGTCTTATGGGCTTCGACAACGCCATCGATATCCACGTCGAGATTACTGGCTCGAAGAGATTGAAGTAACGAGAGCGCAGGGCCCTGATGCGACGAATCTTCTGACCAACAGTCTCAGATACTCCTGACATCGGATCGGTCGATGCCGCCTGATTCGAGAACTCGAGCTCGTGCGGCCAAAGATACTTCTGGCCGATGAGCTGTTGGCGGTCACCTTCATAAAGAACGCGATAGGTCTCTAAGGCTTCTTCGCTCTCTTCGTACTCTGGATGATCGTAAAACTTAATGCCCATGCTACAAACTCGCTCCTAGCGGCCTTGTGTAATCATAAAGACCATCAATCTTAATTCCTTTAGAGAGCTGGAACAGGCAGTATGTGCAAGCATCTGCGTAGTGAGTCCAGTCCTCGTCCCTCGGTTTTTCTATTTCGAAAGTCCCCTCTTTCAGTGAGCTCTTGACGAAGCTTTGAATGAGTCTCCTGCAGTTTACACTCACGAGGAACTTTTCGTAAGCCATCAACGCCGCCACTCTCTCCAGTCGATGTTTGATCTGCGGGTTCTTCCTATCCGCCAGTATCGAGACATTATAGAAGCCCAAGGAGTTGAGGTAGTGCTGAATGGAGGTGTAGTCACTCCCTGCCGTATGAATGTTCCTGGCAAACCCAGAGGAGTCTCCGAACACTCGAATCGGCGTGGAGCCATATTCCGACGGAGGAAAGAGCGCTGCAAACTCCGCGATGGCATCCATGAGTCCTCGGGATTCTCCTGAGCTCTCCCCTAACGCCACAATCTGATGGGTCCTGGGTGATGCCCAAGTCTTTTGGACCCGGAACTCCTGCATGGCGACCCAAGCCAAGGGAGCCACGTTGAAGTCGAAGGAGAGAAGGATGGGAGCCTCGGGTGTGGCTTCAAAGCCAGCGGTGACATTCCTAGATTCCACGAACTCCCAGTACGCTGAGCCCTTGGTGAACTTGGTGAATATGCCCTTCTCGTAGCTCAAGGCTTTTGCGGGGTCATAGGCGTAAACGTCTCGAATCTTCGTCTTGGCGTAAACTTCCGGGGAGGGCATGAGGTGCTTATTCATCGTGGTCTCTACGATGAACCTGCGGAAATTGCGCTCTTCGTCCACTCTACTGTACGTGCCTCCAGGGCCCGGAATGTCCGCGAGGTCTGCGTACCAGTTGAGGCCTTCTGGCGTTCCTTCTCCCATGCCCTGGCGGACGACGGCCCGTGGGCATCGAAGACGTGTCTGACACTTCTCGAACACTTCTCGCCTCTGGAGTCCGGGCTCTGTAATCCACCATGTCGCTATGTTCGAGCCGACGAATAGTTCGGGCCGATCTCCTGACAAAAAGTGCATCTCATGCGGATAGCCCTTCAAAGTCAGCTTCCAGAAGGGCGTCCTCGTCAAGCTGTAGTGCGTACGCTCCCGAAGGCCGTAGACGTCATAAAGGACCTGGACGACTGCGGGGATTATTATCTGCTCGACCTTAGTGTACGTGGGGGCCACGCCCCAACTAAAGCGGCTCTGGGAGTTTAAGAGCCACCTGTCGATGAACCAGTGGGCCGCTCCCGTGGTCTTCCCGCTCCCCAGGCCTCCTGTAATCCAGAAGATGCGCTCCGGCGTGAGGTCCGAAATACCGTCATAGACCCACCAGGGTGCCACTATCTCCCGCTGTTCGATGGGGCCCTGTGGGGTCTTTATGATCTTTTGGGTCATGTGTGGGGATGTAGCACCAGGGGGGCCGGAGGACTAGGGGGCCTATTGGGCCTATTGGGTTTGCCGGGACAACGGGGCAGGGAGGTTGGCGTTGATAGGTCAACGGAAACCCCTTTTTTGTTTTTTTCGGCGGGGGCGGGAGGGGAATAGCCGCTTTTTCGGTCCTGACCTTCCGCGAAATGGCGGCGGAATAGGCTCGAAAGTATAGAAAGGCACTAGAAAGAAAGAGGCCTCGACATCTGCAGGCCTCGACATCTGCAGGCCTCGACATCCTACAGGCCTCGACATCCTACAGGCCTCGACATCTGCAGGCCTCGACATCCTACAGGCCTCGACATCTGCAGGCCTCGACATCTGCAGGCCTCGACATCTGCAGGCCTCGACATCTGCAGGCCTCGACATCTGCAGGCCCGGACATCCTGCAGGCCCGGACATCTGCAGGCCCGGACATCTGCAGGCCTCGACATCTGCAGGCCTCGACATCTGCAGGCCTCGACATCTGCAGGCCTCGACATCTGCAGGCCCGGACATCTGCAGGCCTCGACATCTGCAGGCCTCGACATCTGCAGGCCTCGACATCTGCAGGCCTCGACATCTGCAGGCTGTTACTTTACGAGAATTGGAAAACTCGTAAACTAACAGAGAATCCCGAGTGATATCAGGGGCTTAGGCCGTGCGGGGTCCGTGCATTATGAAGGATTGAGAGGGCATAGGGGCGTAACCCCTTAGAATCGTTAGGAAATTGAGTCGGTGTGATTAGAGTGAGCGGGGAGAAAGGAAAGGGGCGGGCAGTGTGGGGGGTGTTGATGCCCATTATATCACGTGGTTCTAAAGATTCTACCCTAGGCATTCCAGGGGGTTACAAGAAAAGAGGCGCGGTGATTAAATAATCCGTTTAGTTTGTTGACACAAAGAGCGGGGTGAGGCATCTTACTAATTAAGGAAGGCACACGGGGTGCCGACAATATAAAAGAGAGGCAATAATTATGGACCCAGTGGTATCAGGAAGCGCGCTTATCATAGCAATGGCAATGCTATCAGCAATTGCATTGCTATGTATCTGCATACTCGAAGGGTAATTTCTAAACGTATAACCATATAATAGAGGCGATTATGAATAATTTCGAAATGCACCCAATATTTGACAGTCCGAATTTCTTAGCGACTATTTTACTTGCGACCGTGACCGTTGGTCCATTCCTGCTTTGTGCGTTTATTAACTCAATTAGCAAGTAGAGAGACGCGATCTTTGAAATTCAATAACAGTGTATACAGTGAGGCGAGATATGATCTACGGGAACCACAATACAAAAAGAGAGTATCGGAAACTATCGCTCAAGGACCTTCAAATCCTTTGGGCTCAAACCATCGGAAAGCCTTATTCTCCAAGATACCTGCTGAGTAAATCGGTCAAGGTTATCAAGGGCGAAAAAATGGGATGGATTACTGGCGTTTTATACGGACCGGCTGCCACTAAATTTGATGGTGGGCATACATGCTCGCACAGCGAGCTTGCAAGATGCGCGGGACCGTGCTTAGTGCATAGTGGCCACATGGCATTGGCTGGCGCGGTTAATGCGCGCGCTGATCGGTTACAGTTACTGATCAAAAACCCCGCACTATGGTTCGAGATACTCTCAAGGGAATGCGCGCGACTCAAACGGCGTGCGCGCGCGCGAGGGTACAGAGTAGCGGGGAGATTAAACGGCACCACGGACCTGGACTGGACCCGCATTCTATTTAGGGACCACGCTGTCGGTGTGGCAGCGGAGTTTAACTAGGAGGCAACATGTACGAAGTATCTCTCTATCAACGTGGCGGAAAGCAATTCGCCTTCTCTGTGCTCGCAATAAGCGAGACGGCGCAACGATTCGCAGCTCAAGGCGGCGAAGAGTGTCAGGCGCAGATAGTCAACACGCTCTCTGGCGAGACGGTAATTTATTCCGTCGTGGGTGGGCAGCTAACAGAGACTAAGCGGTACGTAATAAACAACTAGGAGGCAATATGTTTAAGACAATCAGACAGAACTTTTCGGCGGTAGGCGGCTACGTCTACCGATTGACCAGTAACGGCGCAGAGGTGCGGGTGCAGCAGAAGTCGCCTCGGTCGACGAGCTACACAACGGTACTTGAGATGCCCCTGAGCGTCTACGAGACCATCTGCGAAGAGACAAGGCTCGACACTGAGTGCGATGCGTGGCTCTACAACCTGACTTTGGGGAGGGCGTAACGATGGCACCAGCACTAAAGATAGACAGAGACTACCGACGCTCAAAGGACCTCGCTCCGTTCCTCTGTTGGGACGGAGACATGCCACGGCCCGTATTCCTGACCGTCGACCCTCAGACCGGGGATGCGTTTCTCGCCGTGCTGCCTGACGGTGGCATAGAAGTGCCGGAGGGCTTGAAAACCTTCCCGGTTGACCCATGCCTGACCATCCAGGGGATCGACCAGCTCTTTGAGCACGAGGGCATCCTTGACGCTCTGAAGGGCGTTCTCAGGGGCGACAAGGACTCGGAGGCGTATCTCTGGGAGATAGGGACCTCGGGGCTCTACGACCGACTAGAGGGCCTTCAGCCGATGGCCCCCTGGGAATACTTCCAGGACCACCCCCCGGTGGTCGGGGAGAAGGAGAGCATCGAAGAGGCGGCGGAGCGCATCGTTCAAGAGGCTCTTGAGGACCTCGTGTACCTCAGGGCGCTCGACGTCGAGTTCTACCTCGAGGGCGATGAGTAAATAGGGGACCCCCCTGTTTTTCGGCGGGGGGGTCTATAGGCATATATATTTTGGAGGCAATTATGAATTCTGTGAATTTTATGGACTTAAGTTCGAAGGCGACCGTTAGGGCCCTCTCCCCATCGGCCAAGGTGGGCGAGAAGTACACCATGGCATCAACCGGAGGGCTCTTAGAGCT